GTACTACTGGAGAGACTGGTGCTACTGGAGAGACTGGTGCTACTGGTGATACAGGTACAACTGGTGATACTGGTGCTACTGGTGATACAGGCGCTACTGGCACAACTGGTGATACTGGTGCTACTGGTACTACTGGAGAGACTGGTGCTACTGGTGATACAGGTACAACTGGTGATACTGGTGCTACTGGTACAACTGGTGATACTGGTGCTACTGGCACAACTGGTGATACTGGTGATACAGGCGCTACTGGAGCAACAGGTCAAGGCTTTACATTTAGAGGTGCTTGGACTACTGGTGTATCATATATACCATATGACGTAGTTACATATAATGATGAATCTTATATAAATATTCTAGCAAATGATGCTGCCAATCCAAATGTAACTATATATTGGACTAAAATCGCAGCTAAGGGTGCTACTGGTCCTACTGGAGACACTGGAGAGACTGGAGCTACTGGATTAGATGGAGCAACAGGAGTGACTGGAGCTACTGGCGCTACTGGCGCTACTGGCGCTACTGGTGAAACTGGAGCGACAGGAGATACTGGAGCAACAGGTCAAGGCTTTACATTTAGAGGTGCTTGGACTACTGGTGTATCATATATACCATATGACGTAGTTACATATAATGATGAATCTTATATAAATATTCAAGCAGCTGATGCTGCCAATCCAAATGTAACTATAAATTGGACTAAAATCGCAGCTAAGGGTGCTACTGGTACAACCGGTGATACAGGTGCTACTGGTACAACTGGTGATACCGGTGCTACAGGCGCTACTGGTGAAACAGGTGCTACAGGCGCTACTGGTCCTACTGGTGATACTGGCCCTACTGGTCATATAGGAGCAACAGGAGCAACAGGAGCAACAGGAGGACCAGGATTATCAGGATTACCAGGAGCACCAGGATTATCAGGAGAAATAGGGCCTACTGGTGATACAGGCGCTACTGGTGCTACTGGTGATACTGGTGCTAGTGGTGATACAGGCGCTACTGGCGCTACTGGCGCTACTGGCGCTAGTGGTGATACAGGTGCTACTGGTGATACAGGCGCTACTGGCGCTACTGGCGCTACTGGCGATACTGGCGCTACTTCAACATCTATTTGTGCAACAGCTTATTCAACTAGCGATCAAACTCTTGAAGTAGATACCTCTGTGAATATAAGACACGATGTTGCCGGTTTTCAATATGGTATAATAGTACATACAGGAGAAACTGGAGATTTTGAGGTACCAAGTGCAGGAGTATATAAAATAATACCATCCTTACAGGTTACTTCAGGAGCCAATGGACATATTCACATGTGGATAAAAGTTGATGGAGTAAATGTCCCAAATAGCGCAACATATATGTCATTTAAGAATGGAGACCACCATGTACTTACAACTGAAATTTTATTACAACTAAATGCGAATGAGAAAGTTCAAGTGTGGGTACAGAGTTCTACAGCCGCAGCCACTATTGATTATATCGCAGCTGGAGGTCAAGATCCAAATGATTATCCTGCTGCGCCAGGAGTGATAACTAATATCTATAAACTTCGTTAATGAAGAGTAAATAAAATACGTTATGAAGCAGGTACCGTGGAGTGTCATATTTTGCTACCATGTAGTACTTAAATTAAGCACTCCACGATAATTAGATGGCTGAATACACTTCAACGGAACAGCCCACAAGTTCCGGGCAACACGTTCTCATGAAAGACCAAAGCCGTATTAAAAAGGCCGTCCGACGCACCACAATTGCCGTCAATAGCCGTGATCGCAATTACTTGAATTATCCGAATTCTAATTTCTTTCGCTATACGTTAAGACGGCCTCTGACGAATGTACTAAGTATAGAATTGACCAATGGTACAATACCCTCCTACATTTACAATGTTCAGGCCGAATGGGGTTCATTCACTTTCTACGAGGCCGCTATACCCTATGTAGGCCCTGCAGTCTCGGCAACTATCACTCTTACACCTGGCTTTTACACAGATGCAGAACTTGTAACGGAACTTGGAATACAATTGAATACTATACCAGGAAAAAAAAATACATATACGGTTACCCAGTATGCAACCCCTGCAGGCAGGGCAACGCGATACCTGCAGATTGAGGCAAGTCCAAATTTATATGCTGATACTGCATCATACGTGTTAAAATTCTTTTCAGGTGATTTTAAGGATGAGTTGGATCTGAACACACTGGCCTATATGGCCATTAAGACACCAGCGAGACTTCTGGGGTTCGGCTATGATGATTACGTATCAGGTACCGACTATTCCCAGGGCAAACCGATTCTTACGCCTGGAAACCCCTATCGCCTCATTGCGGTCTTACCAATTGACTTGGAAAACTTTCTGTCTCGGATTTATCTGCATATAGAGACTGATGGGCGTAATCTGGACAGAATAGAGTGTGGTGTTGGGCGGCGTGACTGTTTCCATATTTTTTACATTAAAAATGGGCAAACAGACTATACAAATTTGGATAAGGAAACCGACCATTCCATCTTTGAATCTAGCCCAGCTCCCATTGCTAGAGTCTCAAATCTTGAGATAAGTGTGCGTGACGAATTCGGTCGCCCGCTCAATCTTAATATGAGAGAGTTGAGTTTAGTATTTGAGATAACCCACTTGGAGTAGCCTCCTTGTCGGAATGGTCTAAAAGGCCCTGATGTATCTAAGACAGTATGGAACTTCCGTCCTATCTTAAGTCCATTGATCAGGCTTTGGCACCTGTGGCGCCTATGGCACCTGTGACACCTTCAGCGAGTGTGACGGCACAACCTAGTTTACCTCAGGCTGTACATTTTCCTTCTGCAACCCCCACATTCAGCTTTGACACGGCGCCTCTCACCAACTTCAATACCACCACCCCTAGTCCGCAGACCCCTTCTACTGAGAAGAATAAGCTCAGGCTCATGCTAGTCAGTACTCATGCCCAGCAATTCACCGGCTACTCTAAGGTGAGTTACGGCATTCTAGAGCAACTCGCCAAGCAGCCGTGGCTGGATCTGACCCACTTCGGATTCCAGCGTCACCCTCAGACTCCGCCTAATTTCCGCCCCTACCCCTCCAACGTGTCGGTGGTTGATGCCGCTGCGCTGGAGTCACCGCCGCAGCAGGGCTTCGGATACCAGGCGCTCGTAGATACGATTCGGAAGAAGCAGCCCCAGGTCGTCATGATCTACAATGACATGGCGGTAGTCACGCGGTTTCTAGAGGAGATCCGGAAGTCGGGAATCCAGCGCAATTTCAAACTCTGGATCTATTGTGACCAGGTCTACGACTGCCAACTGCAGGGTATGATTGATCTTTTGAATCGCGATGCTGACCGTGTGTTCGCTTTCACTGCGTATTGGAAGAAGCAACTCAAGGACCAGGGTGTTACGCGTCCCCTCTCCGTACTCGGTCACGGGTTTGACCCTCGAGTCTTTTACACGGTACCAAGGGAACTGGCGAGAAAGAGTCTCAAGCTCCCCGAGGACGCGTTTGTCATCATGAGCCTGAACCGGAATCAGCCTCGCAAGCGCCAGGATATCATGATCATGGCCTTCGTGGAGCTGCTGGTGAAATACCCTAACCGCCCCATTCTGCTTCTGTGTATCTGCGACAAGGGTGAGAAGGGCGGGTGGTGGCTCTTTGAGATCTTTGTACGCGAACTAAAGAAGCGCGGCGTGCCGATTGAGCAATTCGGTAATCGTCTGATGATTTCCTCCCAGGATATGGTGTTCAAGGATGAGGATATTAACGTCCTGTATAACATCGCTGATGTGGGTATTTCAACTGCCGAGGGCGAGGGCTGGGGCCTCTGCACATTTGAGCAGATGGGTGTAGGGATTCCACAGGTGGTACCGGATATCGGCGGCTACAAGGAGTTCTGTAGGGATGATAATTCCGTTTTGGTAAAGCCCAAGTATTCCTATTATCTGCCGAGTGTGTATAGCCCGGTGGGAGGTGAGGCGCATGTCTGTGACCCCCATGATGTTTGCTTGGCTATGGAGGAGTATTTGAATGACTCTTCTAAGAAGGCGCGTCACGGCGCAAAGGCGAAGGAGACTGTTCTGGGCTACACGTGGGAGAAGGCTACCTTGGAGTTGCTCAAGTGCTTGGAGACGGAGCGTGATGATGTGTAATTGAATAAATCTTTGAAACAGATAAACGAGCGGACAATTTGCCACTGGTTTATATGTTTTACATATTTACATGCGGTTTAGTTACATA